TTCGCGTGAAGAATGGCCACGACTGGAGACTTATCTTGTTGCGCCGCTGTCGCATACCGAGCCGACTGGCGGATAAGTTTTTCGATAGAATGTTTCATACCTCTGGTCTTGTTCTGCATCATCACGATGAGAATGAATATGGCGATGATGAAATAGAAGTACATCTCTTAAGGTATCTAAAGAAAAATTATCACGTTAAGTTATGGCGGTGGATAAAGATCTAATCGTAGTGATGAATACTATAGATGATACAAAAAATCACATGTCAGAAGGACAGTATATCAAAACATGTGATTCTATCAAGCGAATACACAAAAAGTTAAGCAGACCCAAGGTTGTCCTCCCAGGGTTCGGTGTGTCATTCCCATTGAAAATGTTTTACATGTTTTCGTATGCAGTTTCAGTGGTGAAAATAGTAGAGGGTATTAAAAAGGCGGTCACACGTTAGTGTATGTTCAATATATTCATGTTAATACCACCGTACATGATATTTAAATATTACTTTCATCTTTCATCCAGCTCTAATTGATAAGTTTGCATTGTTTTCACGTGCTTACCTTCATCGTCGCGTACATTTACAAACACATCATGAAGGCTCATTACATTATCGTAATAATCCGAAGCTACGACTGGTGCCTTCTCGAGTGAGAGGCTCGTACCATGATTCTTGAGAAACTCGTCATACGTGTGATACGCATGCTCTTCGATCTGCTCAGATAGGTTATAGGCCATACACGGGGACACCACATAAATCAAACACGTGAGCCAATAGTAAAAGAAAGCTACGTGTTGTGCAAAGAATCGATCCGTATAGCGCTCGTCACCACCCAACTCTTCCATGATGAGAAGGTGATGGTATTCATTCACGGTCTGTGCAAAATGTGTCTCCAAGTAATCAGCCTTTCTCCATAACCCCAACGTTTCGTAAAGGTGTAACACGGAGACGAACGAAAAATAGGGAACTCTCGCGACCGTTTCGAGAACATAGAACCGAGCGTAGTCACGCCCCTCGTAGAGTTTGTCGATGACTTTTACTGCCGAGCCCACCGCGACCTTGTTGATACGGCGTTCAATCTTACGCACTGGTGCGATGGGCTTCTGGCAAAGGACGAGCATGTATTTTTCTATAGAAGGATATTTTTAAACCCAAGTGAACACAATCTTCTTCAAAATTAAGTAAAAAAAACAATGACTTACTCGAACGTGTCGCTTATCGATTTGATCCGCGCGGGAGAACTTCGCGTCAACAGCCATGTCTCAGTTACACTTCCCCGTAACATGGGTGTATGTATAGGGATTTTGAACTCAGATGGGACCATCACATTTGGTATCGGTGGGAGAACCGCACCATTTTCCCTTAACGAGTTTGTGAAAACAATCTTCGGTTACGGACCGAATGGTTGGCAGACTGTTCGCGACGAACATGGTGTTACACTCTATCAAGTTCGAGCAAGGTATTTGCGTGCCAGAGGGATCGAACCCATGAGAAGACGAAACAGGAACGTGCACCGAACCCGTCATGAATCAACCGACACTTTTGATCAGATGAGAATGGTGGGAGTCGTTGTCAGCGATGGGAGAGAAACAAGAATGATTGGAACCTAAGTTAGAGACTAGAGTTGTAATAAATTCAAGAAAGTATGGAATCAGTTCAGAAACTTAGTCATATCGAACACGTTTTAAAGCGACCCGACTCATACGTGGGTCCGGTTGATTTGAGCACTGAACCTTACTGGATTCTCAATGGGAAGAAATTCGAGAAGAAGAACCTCAAGTACTCCCCAGCCCTATTGAAAATCTTCGACGAGATCCTCGTGAATGCGATCGATCGTAACTCCCTTCATCCCAAGAATGTGACAGCCATCTCTGTTTCCCTCGACAAAGAGACGGGTGCGGTCACCATTGAAAACAACGGACCCCTAGGGGGTATCGGTATCAAGTTCAACGACAAGGAAAATGTTTGGAATCCCGAACTCGTATTTGGACATCTCCTAACAAGTACCAACTATGACGACAGTCAAAAGCGGATAGTCGGAGGTAGGAACGGATATGGAGCCAAGTTAACGAATATTTATTCGAGCGATTTTTCAATCGCGATCAAAGACCACGAAACAAAGCAAACGTACACCCAAAAATGGTCCAAAAATATGTCCGTTTGTGAACCTCCAAAAATCAAAAAACATGCAGGTGCTACATCTTCCGTGGCTGTAACTTTCACCCCAGATTGGGGACGTTTCAAGATGTCTAAAATGGACAACTCCATCTACAAGATTTTTCAAAAGAGGGTGTGGGACGCGAACATCTGTACTTCAGCAAATTGCAAAGTGAAGTTTAATGGTGAAGTTCTTCCCAAACAAAACTTTGAAGCTTATGCGAAGATGCACGGCTTTGACAAAGTACACAGTGCTACAACCGACCGCTGGTCCGTATGTGTCGGACCATCTGAGGATGGAATGCAACAGGTATCGTTCGTGAACGGTATTTGCACCACTAAGGGTGGTACGCATGTTGACCATGCTGCCTCACTCATCGCTTCTGGAATTATCGAAGAGATGGCCAAGAAGATCAAGCTCAAGCCTCAACAGGTCAAAAACACGTTCGCCATCTTCGTGAAGGCAACCCTCGAGAACCCAACCTTCTCGAGTCAGGTCAAGTCTGAGTGTACCCTCAAGGCTCAAGATTTTGGGTCCAAATTTGAGATGCCCAAAACCTTTGTCAAAAACGTTTTGAAGACGGGTGTTTCAGATGAACTCACGGCGCTTTCGAAATTCAAGGAGATGAAGGAACTGGCTAAGACTGATGGTGGTGCACGAAAGTCAAAGATTACGGGGATCCCAAAGCTCGATGATGCCAACAAGGCAGGTACAGCTCAATCTGGACGGTGCACACTCATCGTGACTGAGGGTGACTCGGCGAAGACCCTCGCTGTCGCCGGTCTCTCTGTGGTTGGAAGGGATCACTACGGAGTCTTTCCTCTTCGGGGTAAATGCAAGAACGTGCGTGACGCCTCTGTCGCACAGTTGACTTCGAACCAAGAATTCAATGACTTGAAGAAGATTCTTGGTTTGCAACAAGGCAGGGAGTACAACAACGTATCAGAGCTTCGCTACGGTCGTCTCATGATTATGACGGATGCGGATAACGATGGTTCCCACATTAAGGGTTTGATTCTCAATCAACTGCATTATTTCTGGCCCAGCCTCCTCAAGTTGGGTTTCGTGGTATCGATGGTGACACCCATCATCAAGGCTACCCGTGGTACCCAAACGAAATCCTTCTACACGGATTCGGCGTTTCGTGCGTGGTATGGTAATGGCCAATCCGGGTGGCGCATTAAGTACTACAAGGGTCTCGGTACCTCGACCTCAAAAGAAGCCCGTGAGTATTTCTCTAAAATCGAAGACCTCACAGTCAAGTTTGACGTTGATACCATGACTGACGAGTCTATCGTCTTGGCTTTTGACAAAAAGAAGGCTGATGACCGTAAGACGTGGCTTCTGGAGAGTACAGCAAAAAATCCAAAGGACCTCGAAATTCCATATGGTAACGTAAAAAATCTAAACATCACAGACTTTGTACACAAGGACCTCGTAAACTTTTCACTCGCAGACCTCAAGCGTTCCATCGCCCACGTGTGTGATGGACTCAAACCGTCTCAAAGGAAGGTTATGTATTCCTGTTTCCAAAAGAATCTGACCGGTGAGATGAAGGTGGCGCAGCTGGCTGCTTTTGAGGCTGAGAAGAGTGCCTATCATCACGGTGAAGTATCCCTTGCAGAAACGATCGTGAAGTTGGCGAATGACTATACGGGCAGTAACAACATAAATCTTCTGGAACCCTGTGGGCAGTTCGGAACCAGGCTCATGGGCGGCAAGGATGCCAGCCAGACGAGGTACATCTTCACACGACTGACACCCGAGGCCCGAAAGATTTTCGACCCCAAGGATGACGCCATTCTCAACTATTTGGATGATGATGGTCGCTCCATCGAACCCGACTTTTACATGCCTACCCTTCCTATGGTTCTCGTGAATGGTACAGAAGGCATTGGTACCGGCTTCAGTTGCTACGTACCTCCGTTCAACCCGGAGGATATCCGTGAGAACATTCTCAACTTTCTCCACAACAAGAGCCTCAAGCGAATGAAGCCGTGGTTCAGGGGTTTCAAGGGTAAAGTTTTCGAACAAGATGACGATTCATGGATGACCCAGGGTCTTTGGACGTGTGTCGGTAAGACGATCAAGGTGACTGAACTTCCACCGGGTCGGTGGACACAGGATTACAAAGAACACCTGGATAGCCTCGTCGAAAAGAAGATCATCGGTAGCTTTACCAATAACAGTACGACGGAAAATGTGGATTTCCTCATTCAAGAGTATAATGGTAAGGATGTCGTGAAGGATCTTAAACTGGAAAAGGTTATTCGTACATCAAACATGCATCTTTTCCACCCGACGCGGGGTATTCACAAGTACAACACACCCGAAGAAATTTTGAGTGACTTCATCAAACTCCGTTACGAGTATTACAAAAAACGAAAAGAGTATCTCATCAAGGTTCTCGAGGCAAAATCGAAGATGTGTGAATACAAGTCGAAGTTTGTCACTATGGTCATCAACGGTGACATCGTCGTCTTCCGCCGTAAAAAGCAAGAACTTGAGAACCAACTTTCCAGTCTCTTCCCCCAAATCAATGGGTCTTGGGACTATCTCCTAAACATTAAGACCGTTCAATACACGGAAGAAAGTGTACGAGAACTTCTGAAGGAATCCGAACAGGCGAAAAGGGAACTCGAGCTTATGAGGTCTACAACACCCGTGAACATGTGGGAAACGGATATTAAAAATATGTAGACAATAGATAAGTATGGGTGAAGCCGCTAAGATTTCTCTCAAAGCTATTGGAAAGCAAGATCTACACTTACTTTCCAAAGACCCAGAAGACTCGTTCTTTAAGGACCGGGACATGACACGACACTCTGAATTTAGGAAGTATCACAGAAGTCGTAATATCATTAACCCGGGTCAGGTGACCGGGTGGCCATTTGGTCAAACGATAAAGGTTCAGTTTCACCCTCAAAATATGGGTGATCTTTTGAGTAACATGTGGTTGAGTATCACCATGCCCGGTTTGTCCGATTTCGGTGCAGGTAAAAACTTTGCGGATCAATTGGGTAGACACATTCTCAAGAGTGTCACCATGTTTGTCGATGAACTCGAGGTGGAGAAAATTCACGATGACTGGGGAATCATATACGATGAGCTTTATTTAGAAATGTCTGAAAAGGTGGCGAATAGGTTTCTTGTGAATAGAAGTATTGGTTACGATGATTCCACTCTAGACAACTTCGACGATTATGCGCAGTACTCATCTGATCTCGTGATTCCCCTCCACTTCTTCTTTTCGAGGAAGTATGCGAGTGATGAATACACTTCGAATAAACCCAACCGTCCATACTTTCCCATATGTGCGGTGCATCGCCAAAAGATTGAGTTTGAGTTGGAGTTTCACAAACAATCGTTCTTCACAGATACCGGTTCGGCTATACAGCTTCCAGAGTTTAGACTCATCACCGAAGAGATTACTGTGAGCCCTGAAGAGCGCAAGTTTTTTGCGACGGAGCGTCAAACGTTCGTGACAGATATCGTACGTAAACACCCGACCATAGTGAGCGATTTAAATAAAGACATCATCAGAAACAATCTCGTTCCAGACATTCCGGTGAAGTGTATTCACTGGTTCTTACGCAACACCGAATTTGAGGATGCGTCAGACTCTTCGGGTGGTAAGCTCGTACAAGAAGAAAAGTATTACCAAAACCGTTTCAACTTTTCGTCCAACGTCAATTTCGATGAGGTTCAGACATTCTTCTACCCGATCATGAGCGAGGCGAGTTTCTACATAAACGGTGAGCGATTACCAAACGTATCCAACACAAATCACAATTATTACAAGTACCTGATTCCGTTCAGGAACAGGCTTTCCAGGCCTATACGCAACATATACACATACAGTTTCTCGATGAATCCGATTAATGTGGAACCATCGGGGAACTTGGATTTTAGTCAGATACAATCCGATAAGACTTCGATTGAAGTGAAATTAGACACGTCTGCGAATTCGCTCGTCGACACGGCGACAAAGACGTATTCACTTCACATGTACTACACGGGGTATCAGACGTATATTTTTGACAAGGGTTTCATGTCACTTGCTTACTAAACAGCGAGTTCTTGTTGTTCGCGATGTACTCGATGATGTTATTCTTGATGCACCATTTTATGAAATTCAGCTGTGCCAGCGTTGTATGAATTTCCTGAGATGTACCCGGAATAGTATACGCAAACTTGGCTGACCGACAGAAGGGATCAAAGAGTTTCTTCGAATAGCCATCAAGACTGCTCTTGTACGCACAGTGTACAGTGAAGAGTTTACCATCGGTGGTTGTATAGGATGTGTTATTCTTTTTCGCGTAGTTCGTGATAAACCACTCAAGATTCCTGAGTGAAATGCCACTTGTTTTGTCTAAGATGTTCATGAGTTTAGTTCGATTCTTTTCGTCTCCATAAAAGCTGTTGATTGATGATAGTAGAATAGTCGATTTGTTCATTACACTAAAATATACCCAAATCTCTAAGCTCCGAACGCGCTTCATCAATTTCGTTACACGCGTTTTCGAAATGATCGTCACTAGTCAGCGTACGTCTCTGGATTTTCTCACCCTGTTCCTTGTGGAACTTACAGTACCCCTCACACTTAGCCTTGAAGCTACACCTACGTGTGGTACCGTTGGAATCCTTGATGATTCCCTTGCAGATGTCCGTGTTGTATGCCTCTTCCCCGTCGCGCAGTAAGAGGTCGAGAGGGATCTGATGTTTTTTGTGGATATGGTCAAGAACCTCGGCCATCTTCTCTCGCCCACTTTGCGAGAGTTCTTCATCCACCTTTTCGTGTACGATTTCGTCGATCGCATCCTCGATGAGAGCGGGAAGTTGATCACTGATGAGTTGTTTCACATTTTCCATAACAATTTTGACGATACGTTTGTTACTCATCCTTACTCATACTTTGTTCGTAATTTTTAAATAAGTCGTCAACCGAATTTTGTCTTTGTCGAAATGCTTTAATACGATCTCGAAGTTCTGCAACCTTACCCGTATCGTCCAAGTTGTTCTTTTGACACTCTTCGACGAGCTGTTCTCGTTTCATGGTACTCAGGGCTGGACCAGTCTTCTTCTTTTGGGGTTTATGTTCAGCTATGATGTCACCAAAGATTTCCTGTTTGGTATTCTCGTACAGTGGATCGAGTAGGTCGCATACAGGGTTTAGAAACTTGTTTTCGAAGTAGTAGTGATAGTCAATAGGGACGTTGTTTTCTTCTACGTATTTTGGGTCTTCAGATTTTTCAAAGGCTTTGGCTTTGGGGTTATCCGTCTTGGTG